AGTTCAACTTCAATGCGTTGTTGCGTGGCGATCTACAGTCGCGCATGACCTCATACAGTATCGGCACTCAGGCTGGTTTCATGTCGGTAAACGATGTGCGCCGCCTTGAAGATTTGTCGCCGGTGGCCGATGGCGATCAGTTTAGAGTGCCACTAGCCAACATTGACTTGGCGCAGACTTCAGTTATTGAAGAAGAAAAGCGCGTGAAGATGGCGCAGATGCTTATTCAGGTTGGTTTCAGCCCTGAAGAAACTTTGGCAGCTCTTGATTTGCCTGAGATTCCGCACACCGGTGTGCCATCGACTCAGTTGCAACCGGTGTCGATGATTGACCCTGAAAACCCAACGGCGGTTTACTGATGCCGATAAATTCAGGGCAAGTGACCGTTGGCACAACTAGGGTGCAGATTGATGGCACCAGCACTTCGCCTTATCAACTTGTTTTGCACAATAGTGGCACTAATGCTATTTATTTGGGCAATGAAACTGTTACTGCTAATAATGGTTTCAATTTGCACACCAATTCAACTTTGATTCTAAATTTGCCACCTTTGTCTGCCTTGTATGCGATTGCCTCATCAGGCAATCATGAATTGTCTTGGATGAGAGTGGAGTAATGCCGTATTTCATTGCTAAAGACCGCGAGGGTTGTAAAGGCGGCTGGGCTGTTATTGATTCGGCCGGCGAGATTTTTGGTTGCCACGCCAGCAAGCAATCGGCCATTGATCAGGCTATTGCTATCAGTATCAGCGACAAAGAGCCATTTATGGGCGAGCGTGCGCTATTGGCTGTTGGCGATTATGTTACCTGGACTAGCGATGATGAAGTTTATTACGGCGAGATTTACCGCATAGATGGCGATTCGGCTGAAGTCAAAATTTATGAGGGTGAAGATGGCGTTTACATTGAGTCGCTTTTGGTTGCGATTGTGCCTCTAGCCGATTTGACTAAGATTGCCGATTTGCCATCGGGTGAGCCTATGGATGATGTAGAAGATTCGGATGAGTCGGGTTGGCCGGCCGTTATTGCAGACATTGATGGCACGCTAATCACTTTCAATGGCGATCGTAATGAAAAGGTTTACGCCTACCTTGAGAGTTTTGACGATACCGAGATAGTCATCGTGACGGCTCGCCTCGAGTCTGAGCGTGAGGCAACGGTTTCTGAGCTGAATAACTTGAGCATCGGTTATGACCAGTTGATTATGAAACCTAACGCTGATTTGGATTCGACTGAGTATAAGAAAATCAGGGCTGAGCAACTGCTCAAAAATTACAATGTGATGGTTGCGGTCGATGATAACGATGAGATTCGCTCGGCTTATTCAAGTTTGGGCATCACCGCTATTGCACCGGCTGATGTGCCAGATGTGCCTGAAGATCGGGCTATAAATCAGGATGCGCCAGCCTACATGCGTGCGGCTGCTAGGCGTGGTCTCGAGTATTACGCCGATGGTCAGGGTGGCGATGGTTTGGTTGAGCGCACTCTTCGTGAGGCGCGCGACATGGCTCAGGGCCGCGTGACGGATGATAAGTGGATTCGCATCGCTGCCTGGATCGCTAGGCACATGGATGACCTCGATGCGCCGGATGCACAACCTGGTGCAGATAACTATCCGAGTGCTGGCGTTGTCGCGCATTTGCTTTGGGGTTCAGGCCCAACTAAGCGAGCTGCAGCGCGAACAATGGCTTATGCACAATCGGTGGTTGCTAGAATTGAGGCAGAGCAAGAAAGAGAAACTATGACTGCTAATACGCGTTCTAAATGGGTTGATGTTGCTTGGCGCATCAAGAGCCAACTCGAGGGCGGCGACTTTGAGGGCCGTTCGACTAGCAAGCAAGAGCAGCGCATTCATGCGACTGATTTTGAGATTCGCGAAACCGCTGATGGCATGTCTTTCACCGGTTATGCCGCCGTTTTCAATTCGGACTCTGAGCCGTTGCCGTTCATCGAGCGCATCGCGCCGGGCGCTTTCAAGCGTTCGTTGCAGTCGCGCAATGAGGTCAAACTGCTATGGAATCACGATGCCGGTGAGCCGTTGGCATCGGTTCGCGGTGGCACTCTAAAACTTACTGAAGATGAGATTGGTTTGCGCGTTGAGGCTACCCTAGCCAATACAACTCGAGGCCGAGATGTTGCTGAGCTGATTCGCTCGAAAACTATTGACTCTATGAGTTTTGGTTTCTCGGTTATCAAGGATTCGTGGCAGGGTGAGGTTCGCACTCTTGAGGCGGTCAGGCTTTTTGAGACAAGCGTGGTTTCGTGGCCAGCGTATACCGCTACCAGCGGCACAATCTCGGTGCGCTCGGCTGCGCCTGGCATCGATGCAGATCAGTTGGCTGATGCTCTCATGCGTTTGGAGTCGGGCGAGGAGTTAGAAGAATCGCACGCGACCCTGATTACTGATGTTGTGGCAAAACTCACTAAGACTGAAGAAGTGCAAGAAGTTCAGGGCGACATTCTCGCGCTGAAGAAGAAGAAACTCGACCTACTACTAAAGGAAATGTAATGCCAACTAAAGAAGAAATTGAGATTGCTGTAAAGGTCATTAGCGAGGTTGCTGGTGCGCCTACTGTTGGCGCGGTTGCCGATCTAATCAAAGAGCTAAAAGATTCTTCAGTTCCGGCTAAAGAAGTTCGGATTACTGAGGCAAAAGAAACTCGCTAACTTTTTCGAGTTTTACCCTCTCGGCTTTTTACCCTTTTGCCGAGAGGGTTTTTCTTTCCGCTGTTATATTGCGGTGGCTAAACTTTTATTAGGTTCAGCGTTAGCGCGGCCAACTCTGTTCAGCGTTAGCGCGGCAGAAAATTCATCTAACCTATTTGAAAGGAAATCATGTCTGATTTCATCAAGGGTCAGGCTGAAGTTCGCAACAACCTAATTTCACAGATGCGTGAAGTTTTGGATGACGCTGAGAAGCGTGGCGGACTAACTGCTGAGGACTCACAAAAGATTGACCGCCTCGAGGCTGATATTGCTCAGCGCGATGCTGCCATTGCTACTGCTACCAAAGTTGCTCAGCGTTCGGCTGAGGCTGCTGAGGCTGCTGGATCATTCGCACCTGAAGTTGCACCTCGCTCAAGCGATGCAGATGTTCTTCGTTCGATTGCTGCCGGCGAAACTCGCTCATACGAGTTCATGCGTGAAACTCGCGCACCGCTCACACCATCGAGCAACACCGTACCAACCTCTTTCTATGACCAGGTATTTCAGATTGCAACCCTAGTCGGGCCAATTCTTACTACCTCAGAGGTATTCAACACCGCATCAGGTGAAAACCTGATTTTGCCAACCGTAACTGCACTCAGCACCGCTGGATCAGTTGCAGCGGCAGGTACTGTTGCAGAGTCAAACCCGACTTTCTCAAGCATTACTCTTGGCGCAGTCAAGTACGGCGCGATCGTAAACTTGGCAAACGAGTTGGTTACTGACGCTGGATTTGACATCACCGGTTACATCGCTCAGCAGCTCGGTACTTCACTTGGTATCTCGACCAACACCGCACTAACCGACAAGTTGGTTGCTGCTGCTGGTTCTGTTGTTACTGGTGGTACTGGTGTTGGTGGCGCTGCAACTTACGAAAACCTAATTGACTTGGTTTACGGCATTGCAGATGGCGCACGCGTTCTACCTGGACTCGGATTCATGATGGCTAAGAGCGGTATCGCTGCTGCTCGCAAGCTAAAGGATGGCGCAGGTAACTACATCTGGCTAGACAACGCTGTAAACGGTCAGCCAGCTCAGTTGCTTGGCTACCCGGTTTACGAAAACCCGGCTGTACCGGCTGTTGCTACTGGTGCTAAGTCTGTTCTATTCGGACACCTACCATCATTCAAGGCACGCGTTGCTGGCGGCGTTCAGGTTGCAAGTTCAACCGACTTCGCCTTTAACACCGATGTGACCAGTTACAGGGGATTGATTCGCGTTGATGGCGCGCTAAGCCACTCAACCCATATTGGATTCTTCAAGGGTGGCGCAAGCTAATCTCGAAGTTCTAAACGGAAACGGCTCGGCATCGCGTGGATTTGCCGGGCCGTTTCTTTTATCTTGAATTTGTTGCTTTTCTGTGTAATACTTTTCAGGTCAAAGCCTCGCCGGATTCCCCCTATCTTTCCGGCGAGGTTTTGCTATTATCTAGGTATCTACGCGAAAGGGCATAAATGCTAAAGGGTACGGTTTCTTGGTTTTCTAATTCACCGACTGCGCCGACTGGTTATGGTGTGCAGTCGAATCAGGTTTTGAATCGCATGATCCGCGATGGCCTGGATGTTGCGGTTCTTAGCAACTATGGGCGCGAGGGCGTGAATGGCACTTGGGAAAGCGATTATGGTGTTGTGCCTGAGTATGCTCGCGGTGCTGAGCCGTACTCGCAGGATGTTACGCCGCTGAATCATAATCACCATGTTGCCAATGTAGAGAAAGAAAAGGGCAAGCAACCTAACGCGCTTTTTACTCTTTATGATGTTTGGATTTTGCGTGGCGATAAGTATGCCGATCTAAACATTGCATCGTGGACACCGATTGACCATAACCCTGTACCGCCGTTGGTTTTGGAGTGGTGCAAGCGGCCGAATGTTACGCCGATTGCAATGAGCCGTTGGGGTCAGGCGCAGCTCAAGAATCGTGGCGTTGAGAGCCTTTACATTCCGCACGCTGTTGAGCCGGTGTTTCAGCCGACTTATGAGGTGAATGGTTTGGATGTGCGCGAGTACATGGGAATCGATGCCGATACTTTCTTGGTTGGCATGAATTTTGCTAATAAAGCATCGGGCGCGATTCATCGTAAAGCGGTCGCTGAGGCGTTTCTAGCGTTTGCGCTGTTTGCGAAAGATAAGCCCAATGCGGTGCTGTATTTGCATACCGACATGTTTGGTAGTTTCGGCGGTTGGAAACTTGACCATCTTTTGACTTCGTGCGGTTTGACTAAAGATCAGGTTATTTTCTGCGATCAGGTCGCTTACCGTTACGGCTACTCTCAAGAGCAACTGGCGGCGTTTTATACGGCGATGGATGTTTACTTGGCTGTTAGTTACGGTGAGGGTTTTGGGGTTGGCACGATCGAGGCTCAGGCGTGTGGCACACCGGTTATTGTGTCGGACATTTGCGCGAGTAGCGAGCTGGTGGGCGATGGTTGGCTGATTGAGTGCCAGCCGTTATGGGATGAGGCTCAGCGGTCATGGTTTAGCGTGCCTAACATTCCGCAGATTGTTAGGGCGTTGGCTACGGCTTATGAGCAGCCTCGAGGTAAGTCTGAAAAGGCCATTGAGTTTGCTAAGGGTTATGGTGCTGAGCATGTTTGGCAAGAGTATTGGTTGCCGGCGTTGGCGCAAATTCTAAAATGATTCCGGTTCTTGGCTTTTGCACTCTCAA